GCCTTTCCACTCGTCAGCACGTTGGCTGTAAATACCGTCAAAACTTTCGTTAAGGATCGGCTCAACAATGGACCTAAAGTCCGTACTTCTCATTGGGGTTGCCATTTGTCAGACCTCCTTAGATTGATGCTGTTGGATACTTGTAAGCGTGCTCGTTGAAACGAACATACGCAACAACATAAGCATCTGTTAGCGATTGGTTAATGTTAGTAGCGAAGCCAGTGATTTGGAACTGACCAGTACCTGAACCTTCGATGGCGCCTAAATAAGCGTCTGAAAGACCTGTACGAGTTGAACCACCTGGAGCTGTGAAACCAGTCCAGTCAGCTTGCTCACCCACGGAAGTTTGAACTGAATCAGTACCAGCAGTACCTGGATTTGTGTATTGAGTTTCAAACAATGTTTCTGGATCATCGAACACGTAAGCAATGATTTCAGTAGCAGTACTACCACCAATCCAGTATGGAGAGATAGAAGGCTTGCCGGTTGAATCACGGTACTCAACGCCAGCCAAAGTACCAAGCAATGTTACGCCTGCCACTGTACCTGTACGAGAACCATCTGATGTACCCAATTGGATAACACCGTCGTTTGTTAACTTAACAGGATCATTTGAAAAAATGTTCGTTGCATAAGTCGATGTAATTGTATAAGCTTTCGGGCGAATCTGACCACTGTTGTGGAAAGAAGGGCGGAAGCCAAAAGGTGCGCTTGTTGAAGGCATCTTAATACTCCTTAGAAAAAATAAAGTTAGGTCAAGTCAAATTGAGCTCGACCAGCATTTTTCCTCAAGTCCTGCGTACCATCACCTTCAAACAAACGACTGCCAGTAGTTTCTGCATCGCGTTTAAGGAACTCGGAAGTGTCCGTCAACTTTTCTAGCTCACGCAAAGGGGCATCGTGGTGCGCCTCTTGCATGTACTTCTCATAAAGAGAAAGTGGTAGCTTGAATGCGAGCATTTCGTTAACCCCAATAAAGCCAATCCAATCACCTGTTTTAACAGATGTTGATTCCCAGCCAGGAATGTCTTCTGGCTTAATGGCTTCGTAACCCAACCGCATACGCATATTAATCGTATCTCGTGGGTTTGTAGTGGTCAACCAGCATACGTGGTATCCAGGTATTTTTGGTAGATCAGGAAGTGAAGATTGAAAGAACTGTTGCCGAAATATATCTAGACGGTCTGCATCCGAGATTTCACGGTTTTCCGTAACAGCACGATTTTCCATCGCGCGATCTCCACGACCATCGCCTACACTTTTCTTTAAACGTTCATCATTTGTATTTGTCATTACTTGCTCCATTCAGCAATTGATTAGAATTATGTTCTAATTTTTAAAAAAAGAAAACTACTTTTTAACTTTTATTAGCGCGGTCATATTCAGCGTATTTTTTAACATAACGCTGACGTAAGACTGGATCATCCCAAACACCTGCCTCTTGTAAGGCTGCCTTGCGTTCAGGGCTAATATAAATTTCTTTACGTGTTGATGTAGGCGCATGCTCACGGCCAGAACCTACAGCAGGGCCACCTGTTGGTTTACGTGCAGGTTTAAACTTTTCAGGCAAACGTCGTTTAACACGATCATGCAATTCATCCCAATACTCTTCTGAGCGAGGATCAAAACCTTCTTGTGCTAATTTATTATCAATTGCTAATACAATGGCTGAGTCCTCATCTTTACCAGATGGATCATACCAATTATGCTCTTCCATAAATTCTTTAGCATAATGCGCAACTTCACTATCAACTTGAGGTTGACGTGGTGCCTGCGCTTGTTGTGACTGCTGCTGCTTGTATTGCGTAAGCTGCTGCATTTTAGCCATTGCTTGGTCACGGTATTGCATAGCTTGAACAACATCTTCACCGTTACCTGCCTCAACTGCTTTAGCAATAATCTTTTGTGAGGTTTCAATTTCTTGAGTAACTTGCTGGATTTGCTGGTCAATTTGACTCAAGTTTGTTTGTTGGGTGTGTGTTTCAACAGCACCAATACGACGCTCTAGCTCATCGTTACGACTACGCAAAAAGTTAAGCTCAACTTTATCGCGGCCGATGGCCTTATCGCGGCGTTCTTTGCGTTCTTTTTTCTCTAGTCTACGGCGCTCGCGAATTGCTTCACGGTCGTCTTCACTAGTAGCATTGTCTTCTTCTTCAGAGGATTTTAATGAACTTTCTTCATCATCGTCATCATCATTAGAAGTAGCTTCTTTTGTAGGTTGCTCTTCAACAATTACGTATTCGGCATCCTTTAACTCATCATCCTCATCGTCCTCAATGAGGGCTTCAACTTCTTTTTCTTTTGCCATACCTAGCTCCTTTATCAGCTATAAGAAAGCACGAATTGCTAATGGGTCAACTGTTACTTTACCTATTAAATCCGTATCTTTAAAAATTACGAACATTGCGGTTGTGTCTTTATCAATGCGCACTTCCCAACGATCACCACCATACTTAGCAACTCGAACAAAGTCGCCCTTTTCACACCATGCGCCTTCTGGCCATAATTCCATAGAATTACGATTTTTAAAAGCTAAAGGCCCTACTGTTACTACTTTACCTACTTGTGTATTCCATTTTTCAGTTTCTGTAGTTTCAGCGTTTAATATAATACCACTTGCTGTTTTCAGTTTCGGCGCTCTAATTTGTACAAGCACGTAACTCCCAAAAGGTGTTATTCCTGGGTCTGCATTTGGAAACGCATCATCCAGCGTTTGATCAGACATCGTTATTATCCTCTTTAATTGTTGACAAGATTACTTCTATAGCACGCTCAATTCCAGCGTACATCCCCACCATGCGCCCGTATTCAAACGCATCATGTGAATTTGGTGTACGAAGCGCAGCTATTGCCAACTCTTGCTGCGCATTCGTTAATAAGTTTAAAACTTTATCTATTGTCATTACTTCGGAACTGATTGTGTTTTAACCGGTGTGCCTGGTAATGATTTACCGTCCAACTTAGCGCCCATTGCCAAGCGTTGGTGTTGGGATACGCCTTGTGAGTCTTTGCAATTGCATTTATCTGTTGTTGCCATTTTATTTCTCCTTATGGATTAGGGCTAATATTATTGCCTGTTGTCATTGCAATTTGCTCACCACTTAATATTTCTGCAGCGGCTAGCTCTTTTGCAGTAGTATTATCAGCTTCATTCATTTGTACGCGGGCAGCTAATTCAGCTTGCTTACGCATGTCTTCACGATCCTGACGTAATGTTTCAAGTAATATAGCAACTTGGTCTGCTTGCTGTTGCTTACGCTCTGCTATAGCATTTTTCTCTTGTTGCTCTTGCATTTCAACTTGTAATTTTTGTTGCGCTTGCGCAGCTACATTTTGATCATGTATTTGTGCCGCCTCTATTTTCATTTGATCTGATGATGCACGTTGCTGGATCATTTGTTTTTGCACTTCCACAGCAGCCATAGTTGGATCTTGTGGCTGTATTGGTTGCAATGCTTGTGCTTGCTCAAAGGCTTTAGCCATAATTTGTAAGAATTCTGGCGGAATAGCTTGCTCAATTGCTTGCTGAATTTCAACAGCTGCTTGTGCTTCAGCCATTGCGTCTTCCGTGCCTAGCATGCCATTTTCATTAGCAGCAGCTAAACCTTGTTTTGTCATTTTCATGTAATGCATTAATAAGTGATCTTTAATATGCGCCACAATTGCCGGCACAAACATTGATGCAATAGCGGGATTTTGACCAAACATAGGCGATTGTAAGAAAGCTAAATGCACACGCATGTGGGCAATATGCTCTTGATGTAACAGTGGCGCAATTGGTTTACCTACAGAAGCGGCAAAGTTTTCTTGTATTGGATCAATATCTTTAGGCTCGGGTTTTGGTATTAGTAGCTCATTACCACCCGGTATTTTCATTTGCTTAAGAAACATTTCCTCCACTTTGCGCACATCATACAATTGTGGCATTTGTGTTGCGCGCATTTGTACGGCTTGAATTTGCGCAAAGCGTTGTGTTTCACTAAATATATTAGGATCAGATACAGGAATAACATCCAATGGTCCGTCAAAGTCAGCAGGATCTACTACTTTTTCACCCAACTCATTTATTACCATTTCTTCAGTCAAATATGCTGAGTTTAGACGATGCATTACTTTTAGCACTTGTGCCATTGAGTTATGCAAGCGTGAATGAATAGATGAGAATACAACCATACCTTGTTCAATTAAGGCTAGCGTTGTACCTACGGGTTGATTAGGATTTTGATCAGTTAGCTTTTCAAATGTAGTTTGAACTACACCTTTGCCTGACTCAACAAGAAAGCCTAGTAATTGCATTAAAACAGGACTTGGCGGATTAAACGGCATAGGCATTGCAATTTTACGCACGTCATCAACGTTAATGCCGCCTTCTAATTCAATAACCTCAGTTGGCTGCGGATTGACGTTTTGGCCGCCAGGTCCGCCTTTAAGTTTAAGCAATGTTGGAATATTAGATATGTGCGCAGAGTCAAGTAAGGCACGCAGTGCACCAGTGGCAGCACCCGATAAACCGCCAATCATGTGTGTTAAGCCAATTGGATATGCACCGCGCCAAGGAACAAATGGGAATTCAACAATAGATACTAAAGCTTCTTGGAAACGCGTATCACGTGGATCCCAATTACGGTATACAGATAATGCTTCACCAGTTG